TCCCTCATCCATGAAATACCATTTCCATTAAAATCATTTTCATCCTTATTAATTGAATGTAAAATAAGTTTGACTGGTGTTCTGCCAGCTTTAGATGTTTTTTTAGATATTTCTATAATTGAATTATTCAAATTCTCACCACCTTTCAAATTAATAGAATTACTATGCAGAAATTAAAAAAGAAGTGATTTTATTTTTCACTCCTTCAAAATTATTTTTTAAATCATCTGGATATAATCCAATAAAATATATATCTTTATTATTTTGAAAATATGTAACCTTTCTTTTAGTTTTATTAAAATAATTAACAAATATTTTATGAGAATTATTTTCTTTATATAATCCAAAATATTCTACAACAATTATTTTATCTTTTAGTTTTTTAATAATAAAATCTGGTACATAATTTTCATTTTCTTGTTCATTGTGATATGTATAGTGTTTGTTTTTACTATAAGTAGGAGTAATGTTTATTTTTAAATCATATTTTATAGTTTCGTATACTTTTAATTCTTCAAGTGAATTAAGTCTTTTACCATCTTTAGATATATGTTCTTTAAAATCATCTGGTGATAATTTTAATTCTGGAAATAAAGTATTAAACCATTCATAATAAGAATTATAATAATTTTTAGTATGTATAATATGGTTTAAAATATGTTCATTAATTCTTCTTAATTCACCTATAGTAAATATTTTAGGAATTTCTGATTTAAAATCTATAATATTATCTACACCTAATTTTTCTTTAATAAACCATTTTAAATAATCATTTGCATTTTCTTTTATATCCCAACAATTATCGGTAGTTGCAGATAATTCCCATTGTTTTATATTATAGTCTGGAAATAAATATATTATTAATTCATAAATTGATTTATGAAATTTATATAACATTCCATTTAACCTATATTTTTTAAAATCATTTAAAACAATATTTAATATTTTATTTCTATTATCAAAACACATCTCATTCATAATCACATATTTTAATATGCTATTTATCATAGTTTTACTAGACAATATTTCATACGGGACTTGCTTCATTTTATTACCATTTGGTGTACCATAATATGTAAATTTCCACCAGTCTATTGATGAATAAGTATTATACATTTTATCAAAATTTAATTCAATACCATATTTATTTTTATAACTATCTATATTGTTTAATTTTTTCCAACATTCTTTACATATTTTTGTTCTATTTTTAAATTCACTTTTTAATAATCTTTCTTTTCCGCAATATTTACAAATTGTAACTTTTAATATTTTAATTTTCTTAGGTTTTTTATAAATTCTCTTTATATTTAATTTATTTGCCTTACTTTGTATTTGAGAGAATTTATATCTTGGTAAAAGTTTTTCTAATTCTTCTTTACTTGAATTTGGATAATATTTTTCTAAAATTTCTACTTCGTCTAATGACCAATAATATATTTCTCTTTTTAATTTTAATCTATTAGCCATTGTTTGAATTTCTTTATATGTTCTACCATTAAAATAATTTATAATTTCATCTTTATCTGTCATAGGATATAATTCTTTTAATTTACTAATATCATCTTCGCTCCACCAAAATGATTTTCTAATACCTAATTCTTTTGCTTTTGAAATTATTACACTATAAGACCTATTTGGTAGTAAGATGTTCATTGTTTCTTTTGATTCTTCTTTTGATAAAGTTGGATAATATTCTTTTATAATGTCTATTTCTTCTTGTGTAAATTTTTTCATTAATTCCTCCTTAGAATTATTTACCTAAAAATAAAGAAACAAAGGAAGATAATTTAGGAATATTATCTTATCATACATAAAAAGCTGTCGACTTCTTTTTATATACTATCCTTTTGAAAATATTATTTAGTTGAAGGTTTAACTTGATTATTACTATTTGTTGTCCTCGTTACCTTTCCATTAATACTTAAATCTTTTTCATCCATTAATGGTCTTCCACCTTTATTATCATTTCCTGAAAAAGTTGCAGATGTAGCATGGATAGGGAATTTGTTCTCAAAATCTTCTTCTAACTCTTCTTCCATTAGACTTAAGTAATCATCTACATCAACACCCATTGTAGATATCCAGAATTTTAATGAACCTTTACCTTGAGTATACAAAGATTGTGCTTTTTCAAAAATACTATCTTTATTTAACCAAGAAATAGGAAGGTATTTAATGTCTATATAATCTAAAGGTTGAATTTCCAATAATTCATTTAAAACTCTAGTATATTCTCTAGCTATTTCATTAATTGTTTGAAATACTTGAGATGAAATTAAATCAATATTAACTTGTAAATTTGCATAACTAGAACCTGAACCACTTTCAGCATTTAAAGCTGAACTTGCAAATCCTAAACTTGTAGATATTTTTTTAATATTTTCATTGCTTAAGGTATCTTTAATTAATGAAGAATCTTTGCTTAATCTACTAATTTCTGTGCCTGGTGCTAAAGATAAAGTTGATATTTTATTTTTTTCTCCACTTGTATTTATCTTAACTGCACCTTTAAATGCTTCGATAACTTCTTTTTGTTGAGTTGAATTAAGACTGCAAGACCCAGTTTTTTCCCCACTGGGCAAGATAAGATAATAAATACTACTTGCTAATTCAGTGATTAGTTGATATTGACTATCATCATAATCACTACTTGCTTTCATATCTGAAAACGCAGACAGTCCGTAAGGTCGTCCATAACATTCATTTTCACTTGCTCTAAACTTTAAAGTTATTGTTTTTCTATAATCTAATATAAACCATCTTTTACTAGAATCCTTCTTGTAATCCATATATCCTTTTATAAACTCTTTGGGATAATTTTTAATCTCATTAACTAAACCACCATATTTAAATTGATCAAAATACATCATATCGAAAACTGCAATTGAAGCATTGTTTTGAAATCCAATAATCTTACAATAATCTAAATCTAAAGGTTGTATCATAAAATTATCATCTAAAGATAATCCTTCAATTCTATCAATTGATTCTACAGACATAGCACTAAAATCTATATTTTTATTGCTTGCGGTAGAATTTCTTAAAATTCCAATATATGTACCAGAGATATATAAATTTCTTAATATATCTCTGGTTGATCTATCATGGTTTAATAATTTCAATAATAGATTAAATTTTTTCTTTTTCTTTTTTAATTTTGGTGTATTGTTTCTCATAGTTGTTATATATGCTAAAGTTGGTATAGACACAGAATAATCTATTACCTGACTGTATATCCCACAGGAGTTATATGCTTGTTCAGATATAGTCCTTAAAATTTCATTATATATCATAGGATATTTTACATATTGTTTTAAATCACTCATTGATATATTATCTGTATCTAATCTTCCTAATGAAAAAGAACTATAAGATAATGAATTTAATTCTATTTCATTAGAATTAGAGAGTGGGGGAGATGTGTTAGTAAATTGAATGTTTTGATTATTTGTTTCTATTTGTTGAGATTGAGGATCTTCTTTTTGTTTTTTTGGCAATTAAATCCTCCTTTCTATGTTTGATTTTTATGGATTTAATATTTATTTAGAAAATAAATATTATTGACATTTATATTAATATTGTGTTATTATGAAAATGAAAATACGAAATCATAATCTGAATCTTGACTTTGTTTTAATAAATCAATTTCTAATAATGAAGCAAAGAAATTTCCGTATGAGCAACTCGTGTACCGATCTTTTCGGGCATTTCCTACAGTTTCTAATTTAATATTACCGCTTAAAATATGATATTCTAAATTAATAGTTTCATTTACAAGTAATTCTGTTTCTAAATATGGCATATTAAACCATGTAGTTAATTCAATATCATTACTATTAGCATACTCTTTATTATGTTTATTTAGATAAACTTCTCCCTCACTACCATCAACTAGAAAACTACACATACTTCTTTGTAATTTATCCCTAAAATCAACTGCTACATCACTATTAAATTTTGCATCTGCTACAACAGGATAAATAATTGGTTTTGCATTTAATGATAAAGTCTTTTCTTTTAATTCTTCAATTAGTTTTTTACTCAAAGATTTATGTTCAAATACAGTAAAAGCATCATATTCAATGCCTCTTTCTTCATCTCTGGTAACTTCTGCTAATCTTTCAAAAATAGTTATACCTACATTGTGCAAATCAAGTACAATATAATCTCCTTCAAAATCATGGTATATTTGTTTAATTCTTAATGACTGTAAAGCAGTATGTTCTCCATGATGAGATTCTTTATAAACAAACTCTCTCATATATCCTTTTGCCGTTGGTAATAGTCTAATACATGAAATAATAGTATTATCATTTTTTTCATTTTTACGAGTAGCTATATCAACAGATATTAATCTAATTTCACCATCTGTTCTTTTTATATTATATGGATTTTTCTTTTTATCTAATAAATCTTTTCTTAGAGGATAAAAAGCCTTTTTTATAATTCTATTCTTATTAAACATTTCAAGTTTAAAATATGAATTACTATTTTCTCCAAAAGGTATATTTTCATATTCTTCAAGAAAAGTTATTGAATCCATGGTTGCTCTATCTCTTGCTATTGCTTTTTTTGTTTTAATATTGTGTTTAATAGCAATTAAATAATCAAATGCTATAAATCCTGCATCTTTACCTGCTAACATCATTTTAATTGTATCTATAGTTTCTTTATACCACCATAAACCCTTATGATAAGCAGATGATATAAGAACTTGACGAGGTTCTTCTATTAAAACTTTTATATTTGAGTATTTAGGATCTTTTAAATATGGAGTTTGTCTAGCATAAGAAAATGGTTTTACAATACTATCAAATTTTTGCTTATCCATAATCCGAAATTCTTCACCTATCGTAAAAGTAGATCTCTCTCCACGTCCAGATTCTTGACATGCTACCACTTTTATTGTTGTACCGTTATGTAGTACGCAGTTACAATTATTTTGTGTATCTGAAAATGTTTTAACTTCTCTTGCTATATTAGGATAATCATCTTTTAATCTTGCCATCTTACCAAATATAACACCTGCTTGTTTCATAGAATTAGCTACAATCACAATTTCAGAATTAGGGTAAAGTGTTCCTTTAGCATATGCCAATAAAGCAATTAACCATGATTTTGCTGATGCTCTAGAAGCTATAGTAACAAAATTTTCACAATTACTCATAAAATATATCCATATAATTTGATACCAAAACAGATCTACAGAAAAATAATGTTGTATAAACCTATGGATATTTCGTCTGTAAAATGTGATCCAGTCAATTAGATTTTCTTGCCATTGTTCATTTCTATCTTTTTCTTTTATCATTGATTTAGGTGCTTTAAATTGGTTGGCATGACCTGAATATTTCTTAAATGAATTCTCATAATTATTATAACTTCTGCCCATTAAATATCACCTTCGGTTATAATATCTACACTGTCTAAATCTGCATCAATATTATCATCTACAAAAAAGTTTCTACTACCTGTTAAGAAATTTTCTATAGGACGTGAAATATAATTTTTCAAATATGGTTTAAATCCATCCATATCTTGATATTTTTCTTGTTGTTCAAACCATTCAGCAGGTCTGAATTGCTCAATATCTTTTGTCCATAATCCAAATGATTCATGTGATTTTCCTGCACTTGCCTGATTTGCTTTAGCAGGATCTACACTTGCTGTTTTAAATAAATCTTGTAATTCTTTTACGTCTTGTGATACATTTTCATTTTCTGCACGTTTATTTCTTATTGTTAATATTTTTATACAAATTTCTTTCAGCAATGTTATTTCGGCTTGATTATCGCATTTATGTGTTTGTTTCCAATTTGACAATTCTAATTCTAGAAATATATAATCATCTAATGAAAATCCTCTTCCCCAAAATAAAACTAAATCATCATCAATATCTTCTTCAACTTGAGTATTAATAATATTTTCAAATTCACTATCTTTAAATCTAAATGATTCTAATTTCTCATTATTTTTACTTGTAGATCCAAGTTTACTTTTATAATATCCAAATAATTTACTTGCTTTTTTACCTTTAGACATTAAATTTTCTACATGCGATTGTGCTTGTTTTAATGCTTCTTCACTATACCTTACATCTAAATCTCTACATGTTAATTTTAAAGCGATATCTATATTATTATGTATTGAGAAATAATTATCGAAAATCTCATTACAATGATCTCTACAAACTGAAAGATAACCATTTTTATCTATATTTGGATTTGTGCATTCATAAAAATAAGATATAGGATGCATTTTCATACAAATCCTACAATAACCTTCCCCAGATACCGTTTTAACTTCCTTGACATTTTTAGTAGTTTTAGTTAATCTTGGCATCTGGCATCATCTCCTTTTAAAGTAATATATTTATATTTATTATCTAATAAATGATCAAATTCAAAATTATAATATTTATTTTTAAAATTATTAAATATTATTTTATCAGTTATTAAATTACCCTCTGTATTATGGTAAAGATCGTGTAAACATTTTAATATTGGGATTCCTAAACCATATTTATAATGTAATTCTAAACATTTATCTTCTAATATTTTTAATTCTAAATCATTATACATTGAAATTTTTGAATATAATTCTATCTCAGTTTCTAATAATGTTTCTATAACTATTTCAGCAAATGAATATAAATGATGAACAACCAAACTATTATCTTTTATATTAGTTATTATACATTTAAAATCATTACTATTTAATGAATCAAATTTCCAAATTCCAATTTTACCTCTTAAATAATTATATAAATCAGTAATTCCACCTTTCCACAAATGGCAATTTTCACCTGTTATTTTTTCATATCTACATTTTTTACACCCACAACCACCTTGTTGTAAAATCATATAATATGTACTTTGAATACCTTCTTCCGGATGCTTATTACAAGTAAAATATATTATACTTCTATCATTTTTATAATTAAAAGTATTTTCATCAATTATTAATCCTTTATCTAAAAATAATTTTCTAACTATATCTAAATTATGTCTTCTAGATATAGACATACTTTCTTTTACTTCTGGTATTTGAGTATTTCTTTCTACGCCATATTTATGTAGTAAACCTTCCTTTATTTTTAATTGTTGACAATTTTTACAACAATCTTTGTCAATTATAGAATATTCTTTTTGTTTAATATATTTATAATATTCTTTAGGAACTACTTTACCACAATAATCACACTTAACATCAATCATTATATTAGAGTCTTTAGGTAAATCTTCTACTTTAACTAATATTTTAGTATTTTTAGGTACTGTCATTCTATAATGATTATCTTTTATTCTTGGTATTTCATAATTTAAACTTTCAAAATGTTTAATATTTCTGCCATTTAAAATAATTTCAATTTCTTTTGTTTCTAGCATTTACAATCATCCTCCTGTATATTTTGTTTTCTCCTGTGTCTTATTACATTTCACCTTATATAAAAAAATAAAAAGAGAATACGCACAGGAGAATAGGGAGCTACCCTAAAATCGTATTCTCTAAAATAAACATATTTAAATTATTATATTTATAATCTAATACTAAACAACTAACCTAAAAAATCACAACCAAATCTCACATTTATACTAACTAATAAACACACATTAAAACCCATTAATTATTTGTCTCAATGGGTTTTATCTATGATTATTAAATTATTTAATTGTACTTCTGACTATCTAACACCTTTTAATAGCATTATTAATCATATTAAATATT